CTGAAGATGCTTACCCTTCGACGCCCACATTACAGCCCATATAGGCTGCGCGAACGGTTGTCTATCCACAGGCAACCGAGCATGAACCAGACGAAACCAGAGCCACCACCCAAACAGACGCGCCCCCACGTGCGCGAAGTAGAATCCACCTGCCGCGGCCAGACGCCTTGCGGGCGCAAGTGCGTGATGAATGGCCGCCCCTCTCATCGTTTTCATACATGTAGCGATGAGCATTGCGAAATCTGTCACAGCCCGGTGAGGTTTGGCCGCGTCGTTGACCCGCTTCCGCCACCACTCGCCGCGGGATGGGTGAAGCGATGAGTGCATTAGCACAAATGGTCGAAATCGGCTATAATTACTCGAGTAGAAACCACATAAAAAGTAGCAGAGTGCTATCAACACTCCGCTACCCATTCAGTCTCTGCATTCGAGGTGCAGGAACCATGTCAGATCATACCACGCGTCCATTCCAGCCCGAACTTTTCTTTGACGAAATTCCCTTTGGCTATTGCCAATGTGGTTGCGGCCAGCTTGCGCCCATTGCCAAAGTTTCGCGTACCAAACTTGGACAAATCAAGGGTCAGCCGCTGCGATTCCTTCGTGGACATGGTAGCGGCGTAGTTGTGCGGCGCGACCAAGAAGGGCCAAATCCTTCCGGCTTGTGCATGTGCGGTTGCGGCCAAAAAACGGCTTTAGCAAAGCAATCAGACTCTAGCAACGGAGACATAAAGGGAAAGCCGGTGCGATTTATTCCTGGTCATTACAGGGACAGCCGTACCTACGAGGAGCGTTTTTGGGAAAAGGTAGACAAGCGCGGCCCTGATGGGTGTTGGCTTTGGACTGCGAATCATAATAGCAAGGGATATGGAAAAATTGCGAGTCTTGACGGCAAAAGTCGAATGGAGTACGCCCATCGTATTTCTTATCAAATGCACTATGGCGCTTTTGATCCGTCCTTGTCGGTTTGTCATACCTGTGACAATCCTTCCTGCGTAAATCCGGCGCATCTTTTCCTCGGTACAGCCAAAGACAATGCCGAGGACATGATAGCAAAAGGACGATCTCCCAAAGGGAGTCGTGCAGGGCAATCGAAATTAACTGAGGCGGATGTAGAAAAGATTTGGGAACTGCTTGAGCTTGGCATTCAGCTTAAGGTTATCGGGGCAATGTTTGGCGTTAGGGGAACCTCTATAGGTGACATTCGGGACGGAGTAACTTGGACACATGTGAAATGTGATGCCAAAGATCGGTGTCACGCGGATAGCCGCTTCAAGGTGGCGGCATGAGCGCAAACTGGAACCGCCGCCATCCCGCGCTTGACGCGGCTATAGCTGGAATGATGCGACTGAGGGCGACACGCGCCCGCGCTGATTTTTTGCGAAGGGGCCAGGAGTGAATCTGCTCTACGCTTTGCACGACCGTGACGCCCATACCCTCGTCCCTGCCGGCGGCTGGTGCGTGGAGTCAATCGCCCTCAACGAGAATCCGCAGCCGCAGAACTGGACGCAGATTCGTGGCGACATCAACTGGATTCTGCGCCTCAACTACGCCCACAACGGCAGGGACGGCACGATACCGCTCAGGGGCCAGTATGCCGAGTTTGCCAAACGCTGTACGGATTACATGGCGAACACCAAAGGCTGTACCGTAGTCGTGATCGCCAACGAACCCAACCACGCGCAGGAATACCCCAACGGCGTCCCCATTTCGCCGGAAGATTACGCCGAATGTTTCAACCTTTGCTTCCGGGCCATCACGCACGAGCGGCCTGATGTGGAGGTATGCACCGCTGCCGTGGCGCCGTGGGACATCACCAGCGGCATCGACTGGCTGGCCTATTACAAGCGCATGTTGGCCGGCGTCATTGAATGTGATGGGCTTGCGCTGCATGGGTACACGCACTCAGCCGATCCAAATTCGATTTGGAGCCTGGACAAGACTCACGGCTGGTATTGGCATTTTCCCGTTATCTACCAGACGATCCAGGCCATCCCGTCTGAGTTTGCCACGCGGCCTATTCACGTGACCGAAACCGACCAAGGCGATCATGCCTGGGCAGACCGCAATTCCGGGTGGGTGCAGAACGCATATAAGTCCGTCAACGACCACAACAACACGCCCGGCACACAGAAGATATGTTCGCTGGCACTATACCGCTGGCGCGGCGACAAGTACGCCATCCACGACAAGAACGGCGTACAGGACGATTTCCGCGCTGCCGTCGCCCACGGCTACCGTTCACCGATTGCTGACATTGGCACGCTGCCACCAGAACCGCCACGCCCCACGCCTGCGCCACCTACGTCAGAACCTGCGCGTGAAATCGACCAGCGCCTGATTGCCCGTGGTGTGCGTTTGGAGCCGGCTGACGTGGATGAGGGGACAGGCTATTGGATGGCGCGGCGTGTGATATGGCTGGATAGAGCCGCCGATCAGATTGGCCCAGATCATCACATTTTGGGTGAGACGATGCGTGACGATAGGATCGCGGCGGATGTGCCGCTCCTGGTGACGTGGCCATCCGGCAGCACGACCGTCGTCTCTAAGCGTGTATCCTACAACGACGCCTACAACTACGACTATGGCATGGGGCCGTCACTCAACGAGTACAGTATCCGCGTCCACGACGGCAACCCGTCCGATGTCGTGAGCGGTATCGGCATGGGCAAGGACGGCAACCCACGCGAGCATACGAGCACGCTCATCGATTGGCAATGGACAATATCCGAGGGCGTTACAGCGCCCATACCACCCACACCAACGCCGGCAGGGGATTTGACCCATCCTCTGCCGGGTGCGGTGGTGACGCAGCATTGGGGCCAGGATGCGCCGGCCTATGGGCCTGGCATTTGGGGGCATGATGGGGTCGATCTGGCAGGTTTGCCAGAAGGGCAACCCGTGTACAGCATGGCCGCGGGCAAGGTTGCCTTTACCGGCTTCGATGAGGGCGGCTATGGAAATTATGTGCGCTGCGAGATGGAAGAATACGACGCCTATGCCTTCTATGCCCATTTGCAGAAAATCAACGTTCAGGTGGGCCAGCTGCTCAAAGTCGGCGATGTGATTGGATTGCTTGGCACGACGGGCAATTCGAGCGGGCCACATTTGCACTTGGAAATACGCATGAAGAATCCCGATGGGAGTTACTGCAAAGACACGCCGATGCGTGCCGGCAGAGTTGACCCGGAAACATTCTGCTTTATGTCCGGGCTGAAATTGTAAGGAGGAACCGTGTCCGCTCTGCTAAGTCTACTCATCACAATCATCGTGGTCGCTCTCATCTGTTACATCATTTTTTGGGCATTGGGCCAGATGACATTGCCGCAACCTATCCGCACGATCATCGTCGTGCTGGTGGCGCTCATCCTGATCGTGTTCATCGTGCAGCGGTTCAATTTGCTGGCGGGTCTGTGACCCATGCCACGCGGCGATCTGCTTGCCTTCATGGTCGTGTGCCTGGCCGCGGTCTTTTTTGCTGAGATGCAGGTGCGGCGGGAGCCATCGTTCAGATGGGTGTGCCTGGCGCTTGTGTGGATTACGGTCGTGGCCATGACGATCTGGCTGTACAGCGGGGCGTAATCATGACAACCGATTATTGGTTCACGGTCATCCTTTTCATCGGCGTTTGGCTCTGCGCGCTCATGCTGCTCGACGGCGCGCACAAGGCCCACATCGCCGCGCTCAAGGCGGCGCACCGTGAGCAGGTGGCCGGCCTACGCAGCTACATCCGCACGCTGAGCAGGGAACGGCTGTGGCTGGAGGCGGAGGTGCAGCGGCTGGGGGACAAGCTGGCCAGGCAGCGGGAACTGGAAGCCGGGACAAGCGTGCGCTGGATGCCGGAACACATCGAGTGGCTGCCGCCCAGCGAGGAATATGATGGCGAATGACATAGCTCCGGCGCCGAAACAGCCCCCTCCCGCTTCCGCGGCGCGGGGCAGGCTGTGGCACAAGCCCACCGTGGTTTATGTGCCGCTACAGGGAACGGGCTTTGAGGTGGGTTCAGCTATTGACGGACAGGACGGCACGTGGCCGCCGCCGCTAATGGACAAAGAGAAAACCGGCTGCTAAGCCGGCTCTAATTCGAGGGGCATATGCATTTGTTCCAGCTTGAGCGCCGGCGTCTTACGCACCAGATCCTTTTGCGCCGTATGGGCTTCGATCCGCCGCTGCTGTTCCGCTATGCGCTCTTGTTCCCGGCGCCGTTCTTCAACAGCCTCAGCCTGTTCGACAAGGCCGTCCGGCAGCTCGTAGGGATTGTGCTCAATTACGTCTAGCTCGCCGCGGCCGATTCTGCGAATCATGACTTGCCAGCTCGGTATGCTACGCCTGGCGGGGCCACGGGTGGGACGCGAACGGGTCTGCACGGCTAGTTCTTGCAGCCGCTCCAGTTCGGCGGCGGTCAGGTCGATGCGGTGATGTTCTCGGTGTTCCATGTGTTTCTCCAATCTGAACAGGGCGGGTAAGTTGTGATGCTGCTGTGGCCCTATAGCTACGTATATAGCACGAATGTTAACGGTAATCAAGATGACGGGGTTACATTTTGACAGGTTACGATATGGTTTGACAGGTTTTGAAAGGATGAGGGCAATGTGGCGCTATCGGCCAAACAGAAGGCATTCATCAATGAGTACTTATCTGACTTCAACGCGACCCGTGCAGCTGAGCGCGCAGGGTACAAAGGCGATGCCAACACACTTGCGGTCACAGGACACGATCTCCTAAGAAATCCTAAGATCTCGGAGGTTATTTCCAAGCGACTCTCCGAAGCGGCGATGACGGCAGACGAAGTGCTGAACCGCCTGGCCGACCAAGCTCGCAGCAGCATGAGCGACTTTGTGCGCTTCAACGACAACGGCGATCCGGTGTTCGACTTGCAGGCGGCGTCGGTCATGGGCAAGCTACATCTTGCCAAGAAGCTCAAGACTAAGACGCGCAGCTGGAGCGAGCCGACATTCAACATGCACAGTGGTGAGAGTGAAAGCAGGGAAGTCACCGAGACAAGTATCGAGTTCGAGCTTTACGATGCCCAAGCCGCGCTCGTGCAGATCGGCAAGCATCACAAACTCTTTACGGACAAGGTGGAAGTTGAGCATTCCGGTTCCGTCGAGATTACAGGGGACGAAAGAGCGCAGGCAGCAAAAGAGCTTGAAGAATGGAACGAACAGAAGAAAGCCGGCGGAACATCGAATGGCTGAAATGCTCACAGTGCATCGACTATTGGATTGAGGAATACGTGTTTATCTTCAACGCCACCCTCAAAGATTGGATCGCTTTTGACCTCTGGCCCGCTCAGACTGAATCGTTGGCGAGGCTATCCGAGGCGCACCAATCGATTGTGCTCAAGGCGCGCCAGCTTGGCCTTTCCTGGCTTGTGCTCTGTTATGCGCTCCATGCGATGGTCTTCCGTCCTGCCGCCACCATTCTGCTCTTTAGCAAGCGCGATGAAGAAGCCATTGAATTGCTGAAGCGGCTCAAAGGCTGCTACGAACGATTGCCACGCTGGATGCAAGCGCGCAAGGTCGCACAAGATTCTTTGCATGACTTTGAGTTATCGAATGGCTCAAGCGCCAAGAGCTTTCCCAGCACCGGCGGCCGCAGCTACACCGGCAGTTTGGTCATCGTCGATGAGGCGGAATTTGTGCAAGACCTCGACGAGCTGATCAACGCCGTCAAGCCGACCATCGACGCCGGCGGACAAATGATCATGATCTCGACGGTGGACAAGTCACAGCCGGAATCGTCGTTCAAGCGCATATTTCGCGCCGCCAAGCGCGGGGAGAGCGACTGGCAGCCGATCTTCTTAGCCTGGCACGCCCGCCCTGGACGCGATGACGTTTGGTACAAGTCGCAAAAGGCTGATGTGCTGGCCCGCACCGGGGCGCTCGACGATTTGCACCAGGAGTACCCGGCGACGGTAGAAGAGGCGTTGGCACCGCGCGCACTTGATAAGCGCATCCCGCCCACTTGGTTGCAGCGCGTCTACGATGAAGCGCCTGCCACCAACGCATTGGGCATCCCTGGGCTCAGTGTCTATCGTGAGCCGCAACTATATGCCGATTCCGCTCGCAAGCTGGGCAAGGCCACCTATCGCATCGGCTGCGATCCTGCTGAGGGCAATCCGTCGAGCGATGACAGCGCCGCCACGGTCGTAGACGCGGGCACAGGCGAAGAGATGGCTGTGCTGTGCGGCAAGCTGCAACCATCTGCCTTTGCCGCCTATATTGCGCGGCTGGCCGCCTGGTATAACGGGGCTGCTGTGCTGGTCGAGCGCAATAATCACGGCCATGCTGTGCTGCTATGGTTGCAGGATAACAGCAAGGTCACGCTGCTAAACGCCGCCGACGACCGCGCCGGCTGGCCCACGACCAGCAAATCCAAGGCGCAGATGTATGACGACTTCACCGACAAGGTGCGCGACGCCGAAATCATCATCCATTCGTTTGAGTCCTATATGCAACTGTCCTCAATTGACGGCAGCACGCTGTCAGCGCCGGACGGGATGCACGACGACCGCGCCGTTAGTTTTGTGCTGGCCACGCTCAGTGACCAACTGCTCGCAGCCAAGAAGAAGGCCGGAACATGGTAGAAAGAAGGCATAAATGTCAGACATCATCCTAATCGCCAACAAAGAGGGCAATCCCATTGGCGGCATAAAACGCCCTTCACTCGCCGCCAATGCCCGCTCGATCCTATCCGACCGCCTGGCCCTGGGCGGCTATGGCACGTCGCACAACGGCGCCCGTGACTATTTTGACGTGCTGGGCTATCCCAAGCAGCTGAGCATCCACGACTATCTGGTCAAGTTCGAGCGTGACCCATTGGGCGGCCGCATCGTCGAATTCCCGCCGGATGAAACCTGGCGGGATACGCCCACCGTCAAGGACGGCAGGGATAAGGACGCCCTCGACGATACGACCTTTACCAACGCCTGGAGCGACTTCGCCGAACGGATGCGCGTCTATCACTACTGCCAGCGCGCCGACATTCTGTGCGGCATCGGGCGCTTTAGCATCCTCCTGATTGGCGTGGCCGATGGCGGTGATTTGGAGAGCGAAGTCAAGCGCGTCACCAGCCTTGACCAAATCCTCTACCTGCGCCCGTACGGCGAACAGTCGGTCGAGGTGGCCGAATACGAGAATGACCCGGCAAGCCCGCGCTTTGGCCTGCCGCGCATCTACACGGTCACGTTTGCAGACACGAATACGCTGGGCAATCTGGGCACCATCCAGCGCCGCGTCCATGCCAGCCGCGTGATCCATGTGGCCGAGGGGCTGCTGGAAAACGACGTGTACGGGATGCCCCGTCTGCAACGCGTCTATAACCTGCTCGACGACATCCTTAAGCTGGTGGGCGGGGCTGCCGAGGCCAGTTGGCTGCTGATGCGTAAGGGCTTTGTGCTGAACATCGACCGGGACATCAACGCCGCTGACATCAACGCCGATAATATCAAGGAGCAATTTGACGAATACGAGCATGGCCTGCGCCGCTTCATGACAACCCAAGGCGTCAACGTCAGCGACCTCGGCAGCGAAGTCGTTGACCCGTCGGGGCCGTTTAGCGTCATCATCGGCCTGATTAGCGCCGCCACCGGCATCCCGCAGCGCATCCTGCTTGGCAGCGAGCGCGGCGAGTTGGCCTCATCACAGGATGGCGCCAATTGGGCGGGGGCCATCGCCAGCCGTCAGCTCAACTTTGCCGAGCCGACGATCCTACGCCCGCTGATTGACCGCCTGATTGCCTGGGGCGCTATGCCGCCGCCCACGCAGGGCCGCTATACCGTGGTTTGGGATGAGCTATTTGAACTCAACGACCAGGAGCGGGCCGCCATCGCCGTGGCCTGGGCCGATGCCATCCAGAAGCTGGCTGCCGTCTACGGAGAGCCGCCCGTGACGATGGAGGAATGGCGCGGCGACTTTACGCCCTTCCCCGGCGAATTGCCGCTTACGGCGGTGGAGCCGGCGCCGCCGCCAACAGTGCCGGCGAACTTGCCCGGCGATGATGTGCTTAAGCAAGTGGGTGATTTGGTGGGCAATGCCGGCTACAGTGGCCCGGAAGCTTTGGCCTTGGTCAACGCGGCGGCGCGGCTCATTGCGAGAAATGGCGCATGACGCCAGAACAGCTAGCCAAGTGGGCCGAGAACCAAATTCAAGCTCTGATCCGCATCGGCATCGACGCCATCGATGCCGAGCGCAGCGTCAATTGGGTGCTTGAGCATCTGCCGCCGGGCGCAGATCCACGCACTTATATTTTTCCGGCTGAAACGTTGAACGAACCATTAGACCAAAAGGCGGTCGATGATGCGCGAGCGGATTGGTACGCTTCCGAGGGAGTTCCAAACAAATACAAGCGCCTACTCGACGCACGCTAGTCCCTTACCGGGCTACACATTTTCTTCGGGCCGCTATCGTTCAAATGTGACGGGTCGATACGTCGCCCGCGCCGTCATCATCGGCCTGCTTGACGCCCAAGTGAACGCCACCGAAGTGCAAATGACTGACCTGACGACAGCGGTGATGGAGGGACTGATCACGGTCGCTGTTTGGCAAGAGCAAGTCCGCACGGAAGTCAAGCGCCAGGTGTTGCAACAGACGGCCTTGGGCAGTGGCGGCTGGGACCGCATCTCGCAAGCCGGCTATGGTCGCGCCGGCGCAGATCTGCGCCAACTCTATGCCCAAATTAGCGGCACGGCGCGGGATATAGCCGACGGTAAGATCACGATGGCGCAAGCGCAAGCCAGGGCCAACGAGTATGCCGGGCATGGCCGCAGCCACTTCTATGTCGCCGAGCGGGAGACCGTCAAGCCCAGCGCCAGCAAAATGATGCTGATTGAGCGGCGCATGTTGGGGGCCGGCGGCAAAACTTGCAAGGATTGCGTCTCCTTCTATGGGCAGGGCTGGCAGCCGCTTGGGGTACTGCCTCCGCCTGGGGTGGACAGTGTATGCCGAGGCAATTGCAAGTGCCGTCTGATTCGCATGGAAGTCGATGCGACCACAGTGGCCGAGTGGATCGGCACAAAAAAATGACAGAGCGCGTAGCAAAGCTGCAAACGAACAGTTCAACCACCTGGACAGATTTAAGGGACGAGCAGGGCAAATTGTGCGCTCGCCTTGATGCACGGGGGTTAGTGCTGGAGATTCGCCGCAGCGATCGGAAACAGATGGCACGCTTTGATTTGGCCGCAATCCTGCGCGCGCTAGACACTGCCAAAAAATCAGAGTAAGATAGTGGCAACCGCCCCAAGTGGTGCGTCCTTACCAACGCCCGCCGCCAGCATTCTTGCGAAGCGGCGGCGGAAATACAGAAGCTATATCGGGGGAGCCACTTGGGGCCCAGAGGGCTCCCCGGTTAAATTGAATATTTTTGAGGCGCAAGACGCCCTATCAGCCAGCAATGGCGGTAGGGCGTTTTTTATTTGGAGTTTTTATGCTCACCTTGCAATTTTCCGGCAACGCCACGACTGGCCAAGTCAAAGAGATCACCCACGCCGGCAGGCGCTATCTCATATCGCCGGTCGTCGCCCTGCGTGAAGGCATCCTCAACGATACCTATGTCAGCGAAGCCGAGTTCGGCAAGTTCGCCTCTTCATGGCAGGGCCGCCCCGTTCCTATCAGCCATCCCAAGGGCGAAGGCGGTTATATGTCCGCCAACACGCCCGACATCTGGGCCAATGATGTGCTGGGCCATCTATGGAACGTGGCCGTGGACGGCGGCGCGCTCAAGGGCGAAATCTGGATTGACTTGGCCAAGGCGCAACTGATGGGCGAACGGGCGACCACCATCGTCAACCGCTTGCGCCAGGGCGATCCGATGGAGGTCAGCACCGGCTACTTCTGCGAGATGGAGGCCACGCCCGGCACCTGGAACGGCAACCGTTATGGCGGCATTGCGCGCAACATTCGCCCTGACCATCTGGCGATCCTACCGGACGAGCTGGGCGCGTGCAGTTGGGCCGACGGCTGCGGTACGCCGCGTGTGAATAGCGCGTGTGGATGCAAAGAGGAGCAAGAACTTATGAGCGAAGAAACGCCGGCGGACGTGTCCGCCAATGAGCGCAATTTATTCGACAAATTTTTATCCTGGTTGGGCGGACAAAAGCCAATACAGGAACCAATTTCAAATCACGAGGAGGGTACGAGTATGACAAAAGACCAACTGATTGCCGGTCTGGTCGCCAACGCCAAATGCAAGTTTAGCCAAGAGAAGTTGGCAACGTGGGATGAGGCCGACTTGACGGCGCTGCAATATAGCATCGCTGCCAACGAGGACGAGGCGCCGCCAGCGACAGAAACGCCAGCGCCGGCGACACCCGCAACGCCGCTGGTGACACCAGTGGCGCAAGATGGCGAGCTGATGACGCGCATCGCCGCCCTGGAGGATGTCATCAAGGGGCTGACCGCCAACGTCAATGAGGAGCGCGCCGGGCTCGTGGCCGGCATCGTTGCCAACTGCCGCGGCGCCTTCCAAGCAGCTGATCTGGCACGCTTCGATACCAACAAGCTGCGTGACATCTATAGCAGCTATCTGCCGCGTGACTACTCAGCCAACGCGGGCATCGTGCGCCAGAACGGGCCGGAAGATGAAGAGCTGCTCATGCACTGGCCGATGTTTGAGAAGAAGGAGGGCTAAATCATGGCCAACACCGCATCAAGCACAATCGTTCTGCGCTCCAATAATCGTGACAACGGCATGCAGCGCCCGATGGAAGCGCCTGTGCAAGCCGCCGCCACCGTCCGCCCTGGCCAGTTACTTGACTTTGGCACGACCAACACGGTCAAGCCGCACGCTACTGCCGGCGGCAACCGCAACGGCACCAAGGTGGCGGTTGACAACCTCTTTGCGCCGCCCTCATCCGGCCCAGCCATCGACGCCACCTACGCCGCCGGCGCCACCTGTGCCTACATCCATGGCGTACCCGGTGACGTGCTCTACATGCTGATCAAGACTGGCAGCAACGTCGCCAAGGGCGCGGCCTTGGAGTCCGCCGGCACCGGCGCCTTGCAAGCGCAGGCCGGCACCGCCCTCGATTGCATCGTCGGCTATGCCGAGGAAGCGGTCAACAACGCATCCGGTTCCGACGCACGCATCCGCGTGCGCATCGCCTAAGGGAGGCAGACATGAGCACACAATTATTGGTCGCGCCTCTTAGCACAAGTGCCGGGCGCAATGCCGCCTTGGGCGGGCGTCCTGTCGTCAACAAGCGCAGCGGCATCGTCACCATCCAGTCAGCGCGTGGCATGACCATCAACTCAGCCCTACGTAAAAACGAGTGGGAGGAGCTGGATCGCCAGGTCGTTGCCGCCGCCGTACCACCGCTACGCCTGCTCAACATCCTTATCAGCCGCGGCCTCACGCGCACGCTGGGCAGCATCGGCACCATCGTCGCCCAATACAACGCCGTCGGTGAAATGACGGCGGCCAACGCCACCATCCGCGGCCATGCCAGCATCGAAAAGGACTTGGTTGATGTGACCCTGGCCAGCGTGCCGGTTCCCGTCATCGCCAAAGAGTTCGAGCTGGATGAACGCTATTTGCAGGCATCGCGCATGTTGGGTGACGGCCTGGACGTTGCCAACGGCGCCGCCGCTGCGCGCGTCGTCGCCGAAAAGATGGAGGATATGCTGATCAACGGCGACACCAGCATCAGCGTACTTGGCGGCACCATCTACGGCCTGACCACGCATCCTGCGCGGACCACCAACACGGCCACCGGCTTTGGCGGCGGCGTCTGGAGTGCAGCCATCGACAACGCCGTCAAGACGATTGCCGGCATGATTGGCGCCTTGCAAGCCAAGGGCTTCTACGGTCCGTACGGCGTCTTTGCCAGCACCAATCAGTTCAACACCGCTGCCCTGACATATTACGTGGACGGTTCCGGCGATACGCCCAGGGATCGCATCCTACGCATGGCCAATGTGGCGGTGGTGGAACAGATTCCACAACTCGCCGACGGCGTGATCCTGGTCGTGCAGCTTGACAGCAACACCGTGCAAGCGGCCTATGTGCCGGGCTACTTCCCAACCACCACGCGCGAATGGATGAGCGGCGACGGCATGTTGAACAGCTTCAAGGTCATGGCCGTCTACACGCCGATCATCAAGGCGGCGGTGGGCAGCAATAAGTTGGGAGTCGCTCACGCCACTGGCGCATAGCTAAGTTACTTTCGTTTTGATCATCTCGCCCGCCGCTAGCAGACTTCACGTCGCCCGCCGCCAGCATTGCTGCGCAGCGGCGGCGGAAAAGCAGACGCAGCGGCGGAAAAGATGCCCAATGGGCTCAAAAAAGGGGGAATGATGGAACAATCAGAACGCAGGCCGCGGCATGTAACGCGCAGCACCCAAGGGCAGCCAAAGGAAGAGGAAACCAAGACCTACCGCGTCAAAGTGGGGCAAGTCTGGGGTACCAACCCTGAACTGCAAGCCGGCGACACGGTTGAGCTGACCGAAGCCGAAGCTGCCGGCTTCGAGGACAAGCTGGAGGAGCTCGGGGTTGATGCATCACGGGAACGTGATGCGACACAGGGCCAGGTTCCCGCCGGCGCCGTGTCGGCCACCACCGAGACGGTATCGCCGCCAGTGGTTGATGACAGTCAGGCCGGCAAGCCCGCTGTGCCAAAAAGGAACAGCTAAGGGGCGTGGATCATGAGTGAACAAGTCTATGTAGAATTGCCGCGCGTTGTTTCCTACCGGCTAAATGAGGATGCGCCTGAACTGTCCTACGGGCCAGGGAGGGCGCATATTCCATTGCCGCTAGCCGAATCGCTCAAGGAGTGGGGCATCATCAGCGAGTGGTCGGCCAGCGCGCCAACCACACCTGACACCACACCGATCAAGCCGAGCGATGAAATGGCCGCCGACTTCCCTGGGCGCGAATACCTGTACATGGCGGGCTATACCAGCTATGGGCAAGTGGCCGAACTGGACAAGGATGAGCTAATTGCCTTACCTGGCATTGGCGAAGCGACCGCTGACAAGATTCTGGCCGCCATGACGGAAGCCCAAAAAAGGATGCCGCCTATTGCTCCCGCCGCCAGCCCTACAGGCGCAGCGGGCGGAGGATAAGGTGGCACACAGCCTGACGCCAGCTGATCTGCTCTACCCGCGCGGTGAATTGCAGCCCAAGATGTTCCCTGACCGCGCCGCAGGGGCGACGGCCGAGGATGCCTTGGAAGAGTGGCTCACCCAGGTAGAGCCGCTGATCATCAACGTCCCGTCTGAGCAGCAAAATGCGGCCGCAACCGCCTACTGCTATGGCAAGGCCTTCAGGGCGAAGGCGATGCAAATTGGCGCCACACCCAACAACAGCAGCGACAGCGGCGTACCGATGAATGTCGGCACAAGTTGGGATGAAAGCCGCATTGAATATTGGGAGGAAAAGGCGGCGGCGCAAGAACTGCTCTTTGCCACCATGACGGGCCAAACCCTTTTGTTTGATGTGCTACGCGGGCGCCGCGGGCCCATTTTTGAGGTGTGGTGATGGGAGAAGCATTATGGCCTGACCTCGACGCCTGGCAATCGCAGATCCTCAGTCCCTTGATGGATGAGGGGCTGTTTCCGACGCTGACGGTCAAGATGGTAGTTGCCACCCTTGTCCGTAATTATTCCGAGTGGGACAACCCTGCTGTCTGGACATTTCCGGCCATCATTGTCTCCAGCTCGACCATGCGCCGTCCAGCCACGGAAACGATGTTCGGCGATGGCATTGCCCATTACCGCAAGCACATTCCTTACCGCTGGTTTGCCGTAGTGGAGGGCGACAGCTTCACCTCAGAGCGCGACGCCAAAGTGCTGGAGAAGCGCCTGGAGACGTTGGCTCGCCAGCTGGTCGCCGGCGGCTGGGGCGCCGGATCTGCTTTCCCGCTGGTCGCCGATGACAGCGGCGAACGCCTGTCCACGATCACGGTCGGCGACAGCGCCATCGCCCGCTATCCGCGTGGCACCGAAGCACAGGCTGACCCCTGGTTCGGGGTCGCGATGCTGGATATCGAGCTCGTCACTACGGTTTAGGTCGCATTTTCCGTGCTGGGGTCGTCAGAGCGTGTTCTACAGACCAGTTCAACTTGAATAGGCGATCCTGGAGGACATGCCGAGGAAGGTCGAGTTCATTCGCCCAATCGGTTAAGCACTGAGTCTTGCCATCGAAAGTGATGGAGACATTTCTGGACGTGTTTCTTTGTTGCTCAGTGCGTGTTGCCCAGCGCACATTGCCAGGCTCATAGTTACCGTCGTTGTCAATCCGGTCGAGTGACCGGCCTTTTTCGCCAAAGTGAGGCAAGGTGGAAACGTGGTCATAAAAGGCTTGAAAATCATTGAGCCACTCATCACAGACACGGATGCCGCGCCCGCCATAATTCGGGTAGGCAGCCTCCAGGGCATTTGTGCATCGCTGGATCATGCTCATCCACTTACTGTGGACAGTCGTGCGACTCATGCCATGCGTCCGGCTGCGCTTGCTGGTTTTTTCGTTGGCGATGCAGCCGCACGATTGGCTGCCGCCTTTCTTGAGATTGTGACTATCTACCACTCTTTCCGTTCCGCAATCGCAACGGCAAAGCCAGGTCGGGCGCCAGCCGCTATCATTCGCAGCGCGCTCGATGACCGACCAGCGACCGAATCTTTGTCCGGTCAAGTCTATGAAGTTGGAACCTCTGCGGTTCGGATGGCTTGGGGTATACTTGGAGGGCATGGAAGAGTCTCCTTTCATGCCAAGCCCAGGGGTGTTACAAGCACCGCCTGGGTATCTGTTTGCAAGGACTTTATTATAGCTCAGATGAGCTATTTACACAAGCAAGGAGGTATCTATGGCTGGTGAGAAGGTGCCCTCGACCACAGCGAGATTCAAAGTCGGCCAGCAGACGGCCAAAGGCACGCCGGCCACAAAGGTCGTCTGCGGCACGATGACCATGAGCGGCTTAAACAGTACCAAAGACCCCATCGACAAGGGCGGCGAGCATGGCTGCAATACCGGGCCGGACAGGGCCACCGTCCACAAAAGCGAGCAGCGCTATTCTTCCTTCATCGTCAACGGCTCGTTCCGCGGTTATATGTACCCTGACCTGATTGGCTATCTCTTGCTCGGCGCCGGCTTCAACGTCGTCAGCACAGCCGGAGTCGCTGCCGCTGCCGGCACCTGGAGCCATGTCTTTACCCTCGCCAATCGCACCGCCGTTCCCTGGCTCAGCGTCCACAGCCAGATCGGCAGCAAGAACCGCCTGGCCGTCGATGCGCGTGTCAACCAGCTGACCTTTACCGCCAACGCTCAAGGATTCACCTACAATGGCACGTTCCAAGCGCTCAAAGAAGATGAAGTACCTGTATCCGGCATCACGACCACCAATGAAGAGGTCGTCGAAGTCCTGACCACACGCGGATCGATGATCCTCAACTATGACCCTGATGGCACACCGGTGACTATGTTGGCGGCGGAGCAGGAGGGCTTCACGCTGGTCATCAACAACCCCTTCGACCAAGACCAGCAGAAGTTGTTTAGCTTTGGACGCGGCGACCTACCGCAAACAGGGCTCGACGTGACCGGCACCGTCGAAGGGCTCAACGTCGACTATCTCAACTATGAGCGCATCAAAGGCGGGGCAGTGGGCGTGGACACCATCGCCGACGATTGCGCGCTCGCCAAGATCGATGTGACCTTCAACAGCGCCGAGAGCATTGGCGCCACTGCCATCCCTTACAGCATCCGTTTTGAGATCCCACACGCCGAGGTGACCGTCAACGACTTTCAGGCCGAAGGCACCAACACAGTCGAGTGGACGTTCCCGTTCAGGATGATCGACGACAATGCCACGCCCCTCAAAATCACGCTCGTCAACAAGCTCCCCAGCTACGCAGGCTAGGGCTACTACCATGAACCTGGGCGGCAAACGCACTGTCATCTGGACAACGCCTCCACAAAACGGCGGTGGCGAAGTGGAGGACTATCGCTTCACGCTGGGCAGCTGCACGACGTTGGACATGGGTCGCTACTGGAGCGCCATGCGCGCCTTTGATGCCTGGTACGAAAAGGAGCACGGCCAGAGCTATGACGCTGCCCGCACCGGCAGCGACGCCGAAGTCTCCTCGCAAGCAGTGGTGCTGTGGCTGCGAGCGCACAACCACGCCTGCATCATGGCGAGCCTGCGAGGAGTCGAACGGCGCATGCGCTCTCCGGAGATCACCAATGGCAGTGCGCCTGCCTGGGAGCCTGCCGAGATTCCGGCTGAGTGGCAGACGAAAGAAGGCTTTGAAGCCAATGCGCCCTTTGCCGTCATCGGCTCATTGACCGACATCGCCAACGCTGTCAACCCTGGCATGTGGCGCTCGCAAGACGATGATGACGCCAAAAAAAACGGCGGAGTCAGCGCAAGCTGGTAAAAGGGCTGGCGAAGCAGCTGGTGGCAGGCGAGCTACGCGTCAAGCAGGAGCTCAAAGACGGCCGGCTGCCGGCGCCGCCAATCAGCCGCAAGGAGTTGGCCGAGGCCGAACGCAAGGGGCTGCTCGACGAAGCCAACCTCGAGATCTTCATGGTCTGGTGGAGCTTCGGCGGCGCCCAGCAAGGCATCTCGCCCATGCAAGCCGCCGAGATGCCGGCAGCCATGCGCCAGGACTTCGCCTATATCCTTGAGGAGATCCGCAAAGAGCGCAGGCGTCAAGAGAGCGTATCTCCGCCGCCGCAGCGCAGCGTTGCTGGCGGCGGGCGCAAATAGAGAAGAAGGTAAAACCATGATGACCTTGCGCCCTAGTCCACAGTCCCAAGCGCACTTCAATCAAACTATCGAACATATCCAACAGCTTGCCATCCCACCGGCGCCGCTGGTCTCGGCCATTCAGCAGGCCATCTGCGAAGAGTTTGAGCGCAACTTTACCAGCGAATCCGATGCCGGGCTGAGTTGGCCGCGTCTCTCCGAAGTCACCATTCGCATCCGACTGGCTCAAGGCTATGGCGCCGGCCCGATCCTGGTGCGCTCTGGCGACTACAAGCGTAGCTGGGTGGAGCCGACTCATCCACAGCACGTCCACGAACTACGCCAGTCGTCAAGCCATTGGTCGGTCGAGGAGGGCTCAGAGCATGCCTTTACAGCCAAGCATGAGCTGGGCGATGGAAGGACGCCGGCGCGTCCGGTCAGCCATGTCACCGTCGCCGGCGAGGAGCGCATCAGCCGCGTCATCGAGCAGGGGCTGAAAGGGATACTCGCTAAGAAATGAACGGCACACAGAAGTTTACCTACATGGTGGACATCGACGTTGCCAGTGCCGAGGCAGCGGCGAAGAAGTTGCAGCAGATCTACCAGCAAGCGCTGGCGCAGATCAAGATGCCGACCGACAGCGGGCAAGGCGTAGTCGCAGCTATGCAAGCCCAGCAGAGCCAGATGAGCGCCGCGGCCAAAGCCGGTGCCTCAGAGCGCGTGGCCGCCGCCCAAGCAGAGACAGCCGCTAAAATCAGCGAGGCCAACGAGGCCAGCCAGGCCGTGGTCGCTGTTGAGCGGCGCACGACCGAAGAGGTCAAGAGCGAAGTGACCAGGCGAGCTGCCGAAGCGCGGCGCGTCTCGCAGGCCAGCTCGCGCCTCGGCGGCGAGGTCATCCCTGGCTTCGGCGGGGTGCAATCCCTCCTCAATACGAGCATTGCGGGTATCGGCGTCGGCTATGCTGTCCAGCAGGGCTTACAGTTTATGACCGAGGCCAACCAAATTGCCACGGCGTACAACCGCCAACAGGTCGCCGCCCTTTCGCTGGCGGGCTCGCAGGCCAAGCTCAACGCCTTGATGCGCGCCTACGATGACGCTACAGGCGGCGCCGTCGATCAGGCGACCGAGCTCGCACAGGTTACCAAGTTGCAGACGCTGGGCTTTGCCGACAGCTCAAGGGAGTTGGAACGCTTTGTGCGCGGCGCACGCGGGGCATCGCTGGCGATGGGCAGCAATGCCGACTACATCGTCGGCCAGGCGCAACTGGCGATCTCGAACACGACCACCAATCGCCTCGACCAGATCGGCATCGGCGTTGCCGAGTTCAAGAACAAGATGGATGAGTTGAAGGCGGCCAACGACGGCGCCAGCGACTCGGCGCTTTACCAGGAGGCGATCCTGGACATTTGGGAAGAAAAATTCGGCAAGATTAGCGACTCCTCGGCGGCTGCGGCCACAGGCGTTGAACGATTGGGCAAAGCCTGGACTGACTTCAAACTGGCAGCAGGCGAGTCGGAGTGGTTCAACCAGTCGGCAGGTAACATCGCCGATATGGTCAACTATGTCAGCAAGGAACAGACGCGCCAGGACACCAAATATTCCTATAACATCTCGGCGCAGCGCGACGAGTTGAAGGGCAACGACCTCGGCTTTGACCCTGGCGAATTGGAGAAGCAAACCGCCAGGCTCGACCAATTCTCGGCGGCTGTTGAGATGCAGACGAAGTTGACGAAAGAGGGAGTGGAGGGCGGCAGGCAGTACGCGCAGGCGCTCGCCGACCTCGCCGATGACATGGGGCGCACGGGCAGCATCGGCGACCAGTGGCAGATGACCCTTGACATGATCACGCAGCGCTACACCGAGCTGTCCAGCGGCACGCAGCAGGTCGAAGAGGATACCCGGCAGTATGCCGAGGTCCTCGGAGGCGTCATCACGAAGGCAGACGCATTGGCAGCCGGATACGGTTCGCTGGGAGCAGCCACAGATGCCTACAACGCCATCCAGACCGATGCCAACGCGACGATGGCAGAAACAGCGCACTGGATGAGCGTCATCGCTGGCGGGCAAACCTACCTCAACGTGCCAGGCAAGGGCTTTCAGCCGGAACAGGGGCCACGGCTTCCTGATGCAGATTACCTCAAACGTTTGAGCATCACGAGCGGCGGCGGCTTTCTTTCACCTGGCGGCAACTCGGCTGCCGACATTATGAGCGACTGGCAGACCAAGTGGCAGCACGAGAACGAACAGGCGACCAAGAAGGGCATTGCCGACCGATTGGCGGCAGACAAAAAGGCAGCCAGCGCCTGGGAGAGCGCGGCTAAAAAGACGCAGGCCGAGATGGAGCGCGCCGCCGAGGCGATGGCGAATGAGTTTGAGAGCGCGCTCAAGGACATACCCGGGCTCTTCGCGCCCAGCGCAGTGACCGCCGAGGACATGGCCGCAGCCGAAGGGGGCGTCTACAAGGAGAAGGCCGACGAATACCTGCGCCGCCTCAACGACGAGGTATCGGGTGGCAAGGACTACGCCGATGTCGACGTCAAAGACGCAGCCAGGGCCATCGGCATGGATGAGAACGCAGCGCCGAAGGCTATCGCTGCCGCCTTCAAGGATGCCTGGGCAAGTGGATCTCTATGGTCTGACCCGACCAACATCGAGAAGTTTGTCAACAAGGATGCGGTTGTGCGCGACCTCGAAGAGAGGCAGCGCGGCCAACAAGGGCAGAACAACCTGCTCAACTGGCTAGGCATGGACCCGCGTATTGTCGCCGCGGCGGGCTTCCAGGGCGTTTTGCCGGGTCGCCTGGGCGGAGACGTGCCCGCCGATTGGATGATGAACACGACCGCTGGCGGTGGGGGCAAGGGCGATTGGTCACAGGCCAGCACTCAAATGCAAGCGGGCATTAAGGGGGGCGCGCAGGATGGCTTGCAGCAGTTCGGCCTCAACGCGG